TCATATCAAAGTCAAGGGAATATATTATAGTTCTTCTCGTCTGTAACTCACCTTCAAAGTCATCATACATCACCACACTACCGAGAGTGATTGGAACGTCTTCTTTCAACGTTGGTATGTCTGCAAATGGTTTTACTGTCACAGTATATTGTGGTGAGAAGTAAGGGAGTATCTGTTCTACAATCTGTAGTGCATCATCTTGGTTCTTTGCATATACATTCAACTGAAAAGATACAATGTAGGGTGTTGCGGAATATAATTTTTGTCTACTCACTACACTATTATTTACTGCGGAAGTGAATGCATTCATCTTAGGTAGTTGGCGTGCCGCATCATAGACCATGTTGGTAATCTCAAATGACATACGTGGTAACTTGATTGCGACTTTACGTTCCGCATCCTGACCCTGTTCCATCTCTTCTATCCGAGATAAGAACTGTCTTCTTTGTGCGTATGCAAGAGGAACCTTTATTTGAGATATAACTCCCCCAGCTTTATTTTGTCTGATTACATGTATATTGTTGAACAGAGAACCGAACACGGAAACTGCAGTTCTAACCCTCTTGTGATAAAAATGAGTACCAAACATTATTGCATATCTCCGAATGGGTTAGTCTCTGAGAAGTCTAAGAAGTCTGACTCAAAGTCATCAAAGAATGCGTTTTGTGCATCCGCTTGAATTTTTTGTAGTTCCTGAACGAGAGTAGGTGTTGCAGATGCAAGACTTGTCAAACCCTTGAGAAGATGGTTTGTACTAATTTCTGTAAACTTACCAGAGTTAGAACCAACATGTGCGACGTGCATTACCTTGTCTGAGTCACTCCAACGAGTTACTTCAGCCTCCAAGATATTAGAATCACTGAAGTATTGTTGTACTGTCTCTCCCATCTTGAATCCTGTACCTGAGTCTAATGTAAGACTATATTGGTATGCGGCGTCTTTTTCAATGTTATCAATTTCTTGGATTGCAGTATCGAAGTCTTCGTCGTTGTATTCGAACAACTCACAATTCAGTTTGAATGTAGGTAGTTGACCCACTTGGAAGAATGGGTCGTACTGATTCGCCCTCATGATTTGGAATATGGATTTCGATAACGGAAGGTATATCAAGTCACCCTCTCGTGGTCTATAATTATTTTCGGAAAGTCTACGACCAATCATTTCTTTCCATCTCTTTATGGAAACAACAAAGGTGGCAGTATCTCTTATCTCGATACCAAACTTAGAGAATAGTTCTCCGTCTCCTTCAAACCCTGCAGTATTCTCAATATACATTTCAATCTTGTACGCCTGACCAAAACGTGAAGGGACATCATCTAGGAACACTTTGTCCAGATTGACTATCTCTCTAGGTAGATAATACACATCTTGTCCATAGAACTGGAGTGATTCTATGATGAGATTTTCTACAAGGTTCTGTTCAGATTTTACATTGTATCTAAAATGTTTATTGAGTGCCATTGTTTATCCCACAAAGAACTGAGGCGGATTAGAATATTCGTTGAGAATTCTCTCTCTTATTTGTTCTAACTCTCCCCTTGCATCCTCTATAAATTGACGACCATTCAATGTGACACCGCCTGGCAATGTGATACCATCAAACTTGACAAGGTTCTCACCCCACTGTAGTTTCAGTAATGCAGTTGTATACTCTTTGACAAAAACGTTGTTATATACATTTGCAAGTGATGCATCTGTAGAGACAAACATTTCTACCATAATCTTATCACCCGCATTGAGTTCTCCCCCTGCACCAAGGTCACCTTGGATATAGAGTTTCGCATCAATACGATTGAAGTTTACTTGAGGGTGACCCGTGAGTTTCAAATCAATTGTAGAGAGATACTGTTCCATCTGTTCTAGATAGGCAAGGTCACCGATACCTGTTGCAAGGTCAGTTAGGTCATTCAATCTCATTTGATATTTGAGGTCAAAGAAATTTATTGAAGACGTTGAGTCATTGATAGGAAACACACGAGTTACACTGAGTATTCTATCGTTGTATACACCACTGAATGCAGTATTCAAATCAACATATCCGTTACTGATATCAGTAGAACTTATTTCTACAAATTGGGCAATCCTGGAGCTACCCTCACTATTATGTTCCATGAACATCTGTAACGCATCATCGACGCGGTCTTCTATCTGTTCATCGTCTACGTTTATTTCGATTACAGGGTAACCTAATCTACGAAGACAATAGTCTATGAGTTGGTTCCTTGACTGTGGTTTCGCCATTCTCTTTTCCTTATTACCTTATATTTATACGTCTAGTTTAGAAGACTTCCCGCTGCGTTGTATACTGCAATTCTATAGTATGTACCTTCTTGTCCATCTAGTTTGTCTGCGTCAAGACCTGAACTTGCACCATCAACAGTTTTGACTGCGGTTAGTATCTGCGCGGCAGTTTGGTCTGCGGTAGCACTTGCTTCTATTCCGTCTAACTTTGATTCCTGCGCATCTGTCATAAACCTCTTGTTAGAGGCATCGGTCATATTTGCAGTACCAAAGGTCGGACTTGAACCTGATATGACAGATTGGTCTAATGCCTTCACATCTGCAATTGACGTAAGTTCTGAATCCATCAATGCACCAGCGGCAGTAACGTTAGTCGCATCAGTTACATCTGCATTTGACTCAACACTGTCTAACTTGGTCTCTTGTGCGTCAGTCATCAATCTTTTATTGGATGCATCTGTAAAGTTTGCAGTTCCAAAAGTAGGTGACGCACCAGATATAACAGATTGGTCAAGTGCTTTTACGTCTGCAATAGATGTCAATTCTGAATCCATCAACGCACCAGCTGCAGTTACATTAGTTGCATCCGTAACGTCTGCAGATGCCTCTATTGCATTGAGTTTAGTATGGTCTGCATCTGTAAACACATTCGAGTCAGTTGCCGCTTCTACTGCCGCTCTTATCTCTGCATCGGTTTGGTCTGCGGTAGCGGATGCCTCTATTGCGTCTAACTTACTTTCTTGTGCATCTGTCATGAACCTTTTATTAGTCGCATCAGTCATATTGGTTGTTGCAAAGTTTGGTGCAGCACCTGCAATTACAGATTGGTCTAATGCTTTGACATCTGCGAGAGATGAGAGTTCACTATCCATCAACGCACCAGCTGCGGTCACATTAGTTGCATCCGTTACGTCTGCAGATGCCTCAATACCATCGAGTTTAGTTTCTTGTGCATCGGTCATGAACCTTTTATTTGTTACATCAGTAAGGTTCGTAGTATTGAACGTAGGACTTGCACCAGATATTACGGATTGGTCTAACGCCTTTACGTCTGCAATTGAAGTAAGTTCAGAGTCCATCAACGCACCAGCAGCGGTAACATTAGTTGTATCCGTTACGTCCGCAGATGATTCGACACTATCTAATTTTGTCTCTTGTGCATCTGTCATGAACCTCTTGTTCGTCGCATCGGTAAAGTTAGTTGTAGTAAATGTTGGGGTTGCACCTGACACCACCGATTGGTCTAACGCTTTTACGTCTGCGATGGATGTAAGTTCACTGTCCATCAACGCACCAGCGGCAGTTACATTAGTTGTATCCGTTACATCGGCAGATGCCTCTATTGCGTCTAGTTTAGTTTTATCTCCGTTCGCAAACGCACCTTCTGAGGGTTTAGGTTGTAGAGTGGATATAGTGACACCTTTGACTCCTGCCAAATCGGTCAACTCACTGTCCATCAATGCACCAGCTGCAGTCACGTTTGTGGTATCAGTAACGTCTGCACTCGCTTCTATTGCGTCTAATTTGGTTTTATCTCCGTCTGCGAATGCGCCTTCAGAGGGTTTGACCTGTAGTGTGGATATTGTAACTCCCTTGACACCCGCCAAGTCTGTAAGTTCTGAATCCATTACTGCACCCGCAGCGGTTACTGCGGAAGTAGTTATTCTCGCGTCTGCGCGTGCGTTAGTGTAATATAGATTACTTCCTTCTGATAAGTCTCCAGTATCGTGATTTGATAAACTTGAAACTGTACCCGTTACCGCACCTTCAACATCTGCGACAACAGTACCTTTAGTTACAGTTAGGTTTCCTGTACTTGCACCTGTTGCAGTTGTTGTACCTAGAATAAATTTGTCTTCTGATTCGTCCCAACCCATAAATGCGTTGTTACCTGTCGTTCCTCTTTCAAGAATAAGACCCAAGTCATTTGAGTTTGCACCTGTATTACCTGAACCAAGTTCAATCAATGCGTCTTCTATGGTTGTATTGGTTGCACTATTTGTAACAGTTCCTACATTGATTGTCAAGTCCCCTGCGACCACAACATCATTGAATGTAACATCAGAACTTGTCGCAACTGCCTGACCGATACTTATTGCACCGTTACTATATGTTACCCCTGTTCCCCCTGAGAACATTGCCTTTACGTTGGCGGAGTCAATATTCATTACACCTGTTGATACTGTATAACTTAGACCTTTGTCACCTGATATAGAGTTTCTTCCATCAGAGTCATTGTAACTACCACCCGCAGATACACTAAATGCACCTGTTCCAGAGTTGTAGGATAAGTCTCCACCCGCACTAAACATACCACGAATATTTGCGGAGTCAACATTCATCACCCCTGTCGATGAATTATATACGAGACCCTTGTCCCCTGATATTGCCGCACGTGCATCTGCGTCTGCATATGAACTTGCAGTTATACTGAACTGACCTGTCCCTGAGTTATATGCAAGGTTACCAGCGGCACTGAACATACCTCTTACATTCGCAGAGTCAATATTGAACTCTCCATCCGTGACCGAGAGACCTTTGTTCGCAGTCAAGAATGCACGTATCTCCGATGCAGTTTGGTCTGCAGTAGCACTTGCTTCTATTCCATCTAACTTTGACTCTTGAACATCAGTCATAAACCTTTTGTTCGTTGCGTCTGTCATATTAGTTGTCACAAAGTTTGGACTTGCACCCGATACTACGGATTGGTCAAGTGCCTTTACATCTGCAATAGATGCAAGTTCGGAGTCCATCAATGCCCCTGCGGAAGTAACATTGGTGGTATCAGTTACATCTGCAGATGCCTCAATCGCATCTAACTTAGTTTTGTCTCCGTCTGCGAATGCACCCTCTGAAGGTTTTGTTTGTAATGTAGATACCGTGACACCCTTCACTCCTGCGAGGTCTGTCAATTCTGAATCCATCAACGCACCTGCCGCAGTAACGTTAGTCGCATCGGTTACATCAGCGGATGCCTCAATCGCATCTAACTTAGTCTTGTCTCCATTCGCAAACGCACCTTCTGATGGTTTTACTTGAAGGGTTGATATTGTTACTCCCTTCACGCCCGCGAGGTCAGTAAGTTCGGAGTCCATCAATGCACCAGCAGCTGCAACATTAGTTGCATCGGTTACATCTGCACTCGCTTCTATATTACCAAGTTTACTTTTCTCTGTATCGGTGAACGCATTTGTATCTGAATTATTTTCGTATGCAGTTTTTATTTGTGCGTCTGTTTGGTCTGCAGTTGCACCCGCCTCAATCGCATCTAACTTAGTTTTGTCCCCATTTGCAAATGCACCTTCCGAAGGTTTCACTTGGAGAGTAGATATAGTGACACCCTTGACTCCTGCCAAGTCTGTGAGTTCACTATCCATTACTGCACCCGCAGAGGTTACTGCGGCAGTTGTTATCCTTGCATCTGCCCTTGCATCTGTAAAGTATAGGTTTGAAGAACCCTCTGTGATTTCGTCTGTGTTATCTTTGGTGAGTATAGACGCATCAACGTATGCCTTTACAGATTGTTGTGAAGGTATACGTGTATCAGAATTAGATGACATATTATCTTCATCAATCAATGCGGCAGTTATCCTTGCATCTGCACGTGCGTTAGTAAAATATAGGTTGGTATTTTCTGTTAGGTTTGCTGTTGTGAATGGGTCAAGAGTAATAACGTCTGTGAAGTTACCACCTGTAGTCTGTACTGTAATCGTTCCACCCGAACTATCAAAGTCAACACCCGTGACACCCGCAATCGTTACGTTACTTGCAGAAGTTATTTGACCCTGCGCATTCACTGCAATCTGAGGAACCGAAGTTGCGGAACCATATGTTGCGGCAGTAACACCCGTGTTAGTGATACTGATTACATCTCCTGCACTATCATATGTGATACCTGTACCACCTGCGAGTGCCGCACCCAAATCACTATCAAAGTTTGTACTTGTGTATGTTGTTTCGACATTGAGAGAGAATTGACCTGAAGAGGAATCGTATGAGAGGTCTCCTCCTGCAGATAGTTTACCACGAATGGTTGCAGTTGTTGTTGCATCCAGAGTAGACACTCCACCAATCTCATCTACATAAATGTTATTCCATTTCTTACTTGAACTACCTAAGTCCTGTGACTCATCTGCAGCTGGTATGAGATTTCCATTGATTGATGTTGTTGTGATACCAAGAGTAAACGCATTAGAACCGTTGAAACTCAATGTTGTATTACTATCCGTGGAGAAATTTGTAGTGGCATATTTGGACGTGGTTGTGTTGTACGCCAGTATAGAACCACTTGTTGGACTTAGAGTATCAATATCTACCCCACCTAAGTTTGTGATAGAAAAGTTACCCGCAGTAACAGTCTTTACGGGCGTCCCTACTATTATTTTTTTGACTCTTACGTCTCTTCCATTGTAATCTGACATATATAGTTCTCTTTATTTTGTTACAGAAGGGGAAACTTCTATATTACCTTGAAGTACTCTCTCAATAATAGTATTACTATCACTATCAGTATAGGATAGTTCAACATCATAAACATAACGTCCTCTTGTTTCTAGGGCGTCTGTCTGTGTATTTGTTAGGGATAACGTGATGATGCCATCAGTTGGTGGAGTCGCAACAATTGAATTGAATGTTACGGTTGCGGGGTCTCCTGAAGAATCGTTGTATCGTCTTTTCATTTTTGAAGCGACACTTTTGTTTGTCAAGTCGTATACAGAACCACTGTCATATACTAGGTGTAGTTCTATTGCAACATCTGTACCTTGGTTTATTACAATGTCTTCGTGAGTTACTAACATATTCTTATCCGTTATTTCTTTCTATGTCTTTATTTATATGATTTTGAAACCTCAGATTAGAGAAAATAAAATATATTTTTCGCTTGACAAAACGGTAATTATATGGTATACTTAAAGAACTATTTGGGAAGGTTAGGTATACATAATTTCTTCGATAGCTTCATCCTGAATACCTCTACTCATATCCGACCTATCAAACATATATGATACTGTTATTCTATAACAATCGGTTTCGGCGGCATGATAGACTATTTTACTTTCGTGTTCACCATAATGTCCGAAGTAGGCAGCTTTACATTGCCACCCCTTCTTATCTTTCATAGTTACTTCTTCCCCTGTTTCACCATCTATGTATCTAAACTCACCCTCACCTGTTTCACTCCATGAGAATATAAGATTGTATGCACATGCATTTGCATTATTATGCCATGAGATATATCCTCCAGGCGGATACATTGTTGTTAGAGCGTTATTCTTAGTACAAAGAATAGAACATAATTCCGTATTATAGTCATTGTATTTTTTATAGAGTTCTGCCGCATGTGTAGTATCCTTTAGTTGTTTTTCTAAAAATTGTGCCTTTAGTGTCCATGCATGAGCGGTCTCTGGATATCCGTCATGTCTTTGTCCCTGTTGCATTATCAGAGTTCTATATTCTTCGGACATATAATGTTCACGTCTATCTGCCTTACCGCCTAGGTGTATAGATTTTTTTACGAGGTCTTTATTATTATAGTACCAAAGAAAATTATTCAAGGACTTCATAACTTCGGGATTATTTATGGGAATGTCTCTCATACTATTGATTCGTCCTTTGCTAGACACCCTGAGAAGTGTCTGAATATTGGCGGTTTACCTGACTTGGATTGTAGATTATCATATTGATATTGAGTAAAGTAGTTCCAACGAATATCATCCTCAAAGAAACCTATCTTGAGGTCTTTGTACTTGTCCATTTTATTTATCATGTACCACAATGTAGTCTGGTCAAAATGTCTTAGGTCTTTGTCCCACTGTCTCTCATTCGTAAAACATTCTGGTTTCCAAGTATTGTGTAGTTGTTCATCATAGAGAAAGAACCACTCTCTCATGAATTCCATCACAAGAGGATTAGAACTCCTATAGAGACATACGCCTCCACACAAATTGAACCAACCCTTATTCCTGACACCATCAAGTTCAAAATGTCTTACCGTATAATACTTAGACCTCTCCTCCGTGAGTTCATGAAACACCATATCATTATCACCGAGGTTGTCCCATACCGTCATGATATCTTCGTGTTCACATTCCATATCGGCATCAATATACATTGTGATATCATAGGGTGTTTGTGACATACCCCATAACTTTGCACGATAGTGGTCATCACATAATATAATATTATCTGCGATGTCTTCGCGTCCATCAAGGAAATGTTTTTCTGTTACGAATGTTATGTGCGCCTCTGGATAATAATCCTTGACGGTCTCCATTAGGTTTATGGCGTAAAGATAAAAGTTAGACCTCTTTGACGCAACAACAACGAACCCTTTACTAGGTTCCATTTTCTAAACCTTCTTTCACTATCATCATTGCATATAGATTTACTTCTGGTATGGACTTTGACCTACGAAGTTTAGATTTCAATGGGCGATTTGTGGAGGATTTTATTTCGGGTATCTCAAAAGTTTCGAGTTTGTATTCAAACAACTGTTCAAGTTTCTTTGCACGTTGTTTCTCTAGATGTTTTTGTTTCTCAATCTCTGCTTCATTCTCTTTTCTGACCATACGTTTTTCGGTATTTTCATCAATGAGTTTTTCACCTAGTGCCTCTACGCACTCCTTATACATATCATTACTGTCTTTGACTTTCATGACCCTACGAACAATTCTTCCTCGTTCGTCTTTAGTCTCACTGATACAGTTCAGTAATTTTTTACTTCCATTTTCCCAGAAGGCGTTATCTAACCATTTTCTTGCCATTACAAATCCTCTAATGTTTCACTTATATGTATATGATTTTTATGCAGTCCTCACATAAAGTGTGTATGTCTCAATAGTAGAAGACGTGGACTGTATGGTTTCTCCTGCGTAATTACCGACATAGTTAGTACCAAAGTTACCTGTGAACGCATTCGCAAAGTTACCTGTATAGTTACCCGCAAAGTTTCTAGTGAAGGTTCCTACATATTGATTTAGGAATGCACGTGAATAGTTACCAGTATAGTTACCAGCATAGTCACTAGAGAAGTTTGTCGCCCCTGCGAAGTTTCCTGTAGATGTTCTTGTGGAGGCAGTACCTGAACTTGTCCTTGTAAATGTATTTGCAAAGTTACCTGTATAGTTACCTAAGAAGTTACCACCAAAGTTTCCTGTAAACGTATTAGTAAAGGCGTTTGTTGAAGTTCTTGTAAATTCTCCTGCAAAGTTACCCAAGTATTCACTGATGTATCCACCCGCAAAGTTACCTACGAAGTTTTGCGTAAAGTTACCTGTCGATGTCCTTGTAAATGCCTGTGTAAAGTTACCTGTAAAGTTACCTACGAAGTTACCTGTGAACCCACCTGTACTTGTTCTTGTAGAAGTACCAGTAGACGTTCTTGTGAATGTCTGAGAGAAGGCAGCTGTGTAGTCACCCTGATAGAATGTTGGAAGAAAGAAACCACCGAAAACAGTAGACACAAATATACTATCACGAACAGAAAACCTTTGGAAGTTACCTGTAAAGTTACCTACGAAGTTACCCGCAAAAGTATTGGTAGAATTTCTTGTGAAGTCATTGGTAGATGTTCTTGTAAAGTTACCCGTGAAGTTACCACCAAAGGCAGTCGTGAAGTTACCCGTAAAGGTTTGGGCATAGTTACCTGTGAATGTTGTTGTAGAAGTTCTTGTTGAAGTTCTCGCATAGTTACCAAGGAAGTTACCTGTAAAGTTCCCTGTAAAGTCATTGGTAGATGTTCTTGTTGAAGTTATTGTAGACGTTCTTGTAAATGTGTTCGCAAAGTTACCCGCGAAAGTAGGCACAAAGTTACCCGTAAAGTTCTGCGCAAAGTTTTGTACTGACACACGAGAGAAATTA